CTTCAAGAAAATAAAAGAGCAATCGTAGTAGATAATTTCTATGAGGATCCTTATGCAGTGCGTGAATATGCATTACAACAAGAGTTCTTTGATGACCCAGGTTATATTGGAAAAAGAACAAGGACACAACATTTGTTTCCTGGACTTAAAGAAATATTTGAAGATCTTATTGGAGAAAAAATATCAGAATGGGAAAGCTACGGTATGAACGGTCGTTTTCAGCATAATGTTGCTGGTGAAAAAGTTGTATATCATTGCGATCAGCAAAGATGGGCTGCCATGATTTACCTAACACCTGATGCGCCACCTGAATGTGGTACTTCAACTTTTATGCACAAGCAAACAAGAATACATCATAATTCTCAAATTAATTGGGATAGAGGCGATGGTTTAAAAGTATTTAATCAGAAAACATTTCTTGACAGAACACCATATCAGCCTGTAGATGTATTTGGAAACGTATTTAATCGCCTTGTGATATTTGATGGCGGTTGTATTCATGCGGCATCTGAATACTTTGGAAGTGATATTGATGACTGCCGTATGTGGCAAATGTTTTTCTTTGATGGTGAAAAATCTAATATTCATATGGGATCTTAAAATGAAAATAGTGTTAATTACTGGGGGATTTGATCCTTTACACAGCGGACATATTGCGTATTTTAAAGCGGCAAAGAAACTTGGTGATCGTCTTATCGTTGGAGTTAATTCTGATGAATGGCTTACAAGAAAAAAAGGTCGCCCGTTTATGCCATTTGAAGAAAGGGCTTCTATCATTAAAGAATTAAAATGTGTAGATGAAGTACTCGCATTTGATGATAGTGATGATACTGCAAACGAAGCAATAGGCATTGCAAGAACAAAAACGACCGATAGTGTTATTTTTGCTAACGGCGGTGATCGAACAAATAAAAATATTCCTGAAATACAAACTTGGGGTAATACACAAGGTGTAGAGTTTGCGTTTGGCGTTGGTGGCGAAGATAAAAAGAATTCAAGTAGTTGGATTCTTAAAAATTGGGATAAACCTGTAACACAGCGTGCTTGGGGTGAATATAAAGTATTAGATCGCAACAGCAAATGGCAAGTAAAAGAATTAACATTTTATGAAGGTAAGGCTTTAAGCGATCAGAGGCATTTTCATCGTAGTGAGCATTGGCATGTTGTTGATGGAGTTATTAATATGCAATTAGAAGATAAGTTAGGTAGAAAAACTAGTACATTACTTACGCCTGGTGATAGCATAGATATTCCAACAGGTTATTGGCATAAAGCAGTTAATTTAGATAATAAAAACGCTAAAGTAATTGAAGTTTGGATGGGATCTATTCTTACTGAAAATGACATCGAGAGACGAGATTAAAGAGGTATTCCGCTTTTATAAATAATAGAAAAAAGTAGGGTATTACAAAATGGCACTACCAACGACTCGTACTGAGTTTAAAGATTACGTTCTGCGTAAAATCGGGGCTCCAGTTATTCAAATTAACATTTCTGACGAACAAGTAGATGATCGTATAGACGAAGCGATATCTTTTTGGCGTGACTATCATTATGATGGTAGCCAAATGATTTACTTAAAGCACCAATTAACACAAGCAGAAATAGATCAAGGATATGTTACAATTCCTGAAAATATTCTTGGTATCACTCGTATATTTGATTTAAGTTCTTCTATATCAACTGGAACAGGTTTCTTTAATGTTCAATATCAGTTTGTATTAAATAATCTTGAAGATATCACCGGATATAACGTTCAACATTATTATATGGCAATGTCTCATTTACAATTTCTTCAAGAAATATTAGTAGGCAGACCGATGATTCGTTATAACCGTCATATTAATAGAGTATATTTAGATGAAACTAAAAGCACATTAACAGCCGGTAAATATATTATCATTGAAGGATATGATATTATAGATGGAAATACGTATTCTGACGTATGGCAAGATCGTTGGTTACAAAATTATGCTTCAGCACTCATTCGTGAACAATGGGGTTTAAATCTTACTAAATTTTCAGGAATGACTCTTATTGGCGGAGTTCAGTTTAACGGAGAGCAAATTCTTTCTGAAGCGAAAGCGGATAGAAAAGAAATGGAAGACAATTCTATTCAAAATCTACAGCCTCTTGTGTATAATTTCATTGGATAAACTATGGCTACAAATGTTTACTTCAATAACTACGAATATTTTAACGAACAGCAACTTATAGACGATCTTGTTATTGAGTCTATTCAAATTTATGGAATGGACGTAATTTATATAGGACGATCTATACAGCAACGTGATGATATTCTAAATGAAGACGATCTTTCTATTTTCAACCGTGCATATGAATTAGATATGTACGTAAAGAGTGTAGATGGTTTTGAAGGAGAAGGAGATTTCTTATCTCGATTTGGATTGCAGATTAGAGATCAAGTAACATTTTCTGTAGCGAATAGAACTTTTGAAAAATATGTCACAAGGCATGATACCACGCGAGAAAGACCGTTTGAAGGAGATTTAATATACTTCCCTCTTAATGATAAATTCTTTAAGATAATGCACGTAGAACACGAAAGCGTATTTTATCAAAGCGGCGCACTTCAAGTATTTGATTTAAGGTGTGAATTGTTTGAATATTCAAATGAGAGATTTGATACAAAAGTTGATATTATTGACGAATATTGGGATGACTATAAAACAACAAATGTTACTTCTCTTACAACGCTTAAAACTCGAGATCCTATTGCCAACAACATAGATTTTGAAACAGCAGGAAACGATATAATAGACTTCACTGAAATTGATCCATTTAGCGAAACTATTACTAACCCAACGGATTAAAAATGGCAATTGTTAATAATTTCTATAATGGTACCACGAGAAAATATGTAGCTCTATTTGGTACAATTTTTAATAAAATGAAAATCACTCGATCCACTAATGCTGGGGCTGAGGTCCAGAGCATAATTGTTCCTATAGCATATGGCCCGTTTCAAAAATTTCTTTCTAGGATAACACAAGATCCTAATCTTGATAATCCATCCGCAATTACATTGCCAAGAATGGCTTTTGAAATAACGAATATGATATACGATCCGGTTCGTAAGATTCCTTCAAAACAAAAAATATTAAAAACAACAAACGGCGAGGTTGACGATCAGAGACTTTTTGTTTGGTCTGCCACTCCATATAATATAGATTTTTCTTTGTATATTATGACAAAATATACTGAAGATGCTACTAAAATTGTTGAGCAAATTATTCCATTTTTTAAACCAGAATATACAGTTACAGTAAAATTATTAGATAATTATGAAGCGATTGATATACCCATTGTACTAAATGGCGTAAGTAATGAAGAATTATACGAAGGGTCTTATGAAGAAAGACGTGCTGTAATGTTCACTTTAAACTTTACTATGAAAGGATGGTTTTTTGGACCTGAAAGAAAACGTAAAGTTATTAAATTTGTTGATACTGACGTTTGGACTGGTACAGATGCATCACTTATAGCGGAACAAGGAGTAAATGTATATCCTGGATTAACTGCAAACAACACACCAACAACTGATCCTAGTTTAACTGTTCCATATACGGACATTGAATATGATGATGATTGGGGAGTCATAAAAGTGATCACTGATAATCCTGAAAGTTAAACAATGCGTGATGATAAAATATCTCAAGTTCTTGGCGTAAGATCTTTAATGGAAATTAAAGAGGAGAGTGTAGATGAAAAACTTAATAAGTCTACAGATAAAAGCCTACAAGATAATGACATGGAATATAATGAACGAGATGGAGAAACCCATCATGCGTCAAATCTTTATGCACGGGAGGCAATGGCGGAGGATAAAGAACATGTTCTTAACGGTTCCTCAAACGAATTGGCCGTTCGAGGACAAGAAAGTGACGAAGAGAGACAAATCTCTAAAATAGTAAAAACTCAAATGTCTGAAGAAAATCTTCAAGACATAGATCAAGCACGCTGTAATATTAAAAACATTATAGAACAAGGGGATGACGCATTAAAAGAAATGATTGAATTGGCAAAACAATCCGAGTCTCCGCGAGCATTTGAAGTTGCGGCTACTGTGATGAAAACACTTCTTGATGCTAACAAAGACTTTGTTGAAATGTCAACAAAAAAGAAATACGCAATAGAAGAAATTAACGGGCCTAAAGAAACCGCCCAAAATAATGTTACAAATAACAATCTTATATTATCAACTTCAGATCTTCTTAAAATGATTAAAGGTGAAAATAATGGGTGACGGATATTTAGGAAATTCTCATCTTAAAAGAATAGGAGAACAAATAGAATGGAGTCCTGATCTTATTAAGGAATATCTAAAGTGTTCTGAAGATCCAATTTATTTTGCTAAAAAATATATT